GCGCGTGATGAGCCTTTGTATTGGATGGGGTTATTTTTATAAATGAGAGATTCCTGTATTTTTTACCGTAGTTTTTATGAATCAATTAACGAACTACCAGACACAAACAAATTAGAAATTTACAACGCTATTTTTAGCTATTCTTTGAACTTTATTGAGCCTGAATTAACAGGTTTAAGTAAATCTATTTTTACATTAATAAAACCACAACTTGATGCTAATATCAAGCGTTTTAATAACGGTAATATACCAAAAGATAAGCAAACAAAAAGCAAAACAGAAGCAAAACAGAAGCAAAAAGAAAGCAAAGTAGAAGCTAATAACAATGTAAATAACAATAACAATGTAAATGATAATAAGAATAAAGAAGAAAAGATAAATTTTGATATTTTTTATAATTTATATGATAAAAAGGTAGATGGTAAGGATTGTAAATTAAAATGGGATAGATTAGATTTAAAAACTCAACAACTAATATTATCAATACTTCCTAAATACATAAAATCCACCCCTGATAAGCAATTTAGAAAATCGCCTTTGGTTTACTTAAATAAAAAGGCATGGGAGGATGAAATTATTATAGAAAAAGAGTTTAACAAACCAGTACAAACATACAAAGAACCAATATCAAAATTATTATGAGAAAAATAAGATTAGAATACTCAAGAGAGCAAGGATGTTTTCACTTTGAAGATATTAACAAAGACAATAAAAATACATTTAGTTATTTTACAATTAAAAATGAGGTTGATAGTGATATAGCTTCTGAATTTGTAAAAATGTATGATAGTAAATATCCTAAAAGAAATATATCAATCCAGGCAATGAAAGATGAATTTAATAACTTTATCAATGGAAGGTAAATTACCACCACAGGCAATAGATTTAGAAGAAATAGTAATAGGGGCTGCAATGCTTGAAAAAACGGCATTTGGTAAAGTATCAACTATTTTAGATAAAAAAGATTTTTATAAGGAGCAACATAGTATAGTTTGGGATATTATGAGTGAACTATATAATGAAAATTTACCAATAGATATTATGTCTGTTATTGAAAAGTTAAGGTCAAAAGGTAAATTAGATTTAATAGGTGGTGCGCATTTTATAAGCCAACTAACAATAAGGGTTGCTTCTGCTGCAAATATTGAATATCATTCTACAATTATAAAACAGTTATCACTACAAAGAAATATTATTGAACTTTCAACGGATTATTTAAATAAAGCATGGGAAAATGGAATAGACCCTTTTGAATTTAGTAAAGAATTTGCATGGAAACTTGAAAATATTACATCTTCACTTACTCCCGATATGAGAGATATAGGTAAAGTTGCTAAATTAACTTACAGTATGATGCGTGAAGCAAGTTTAAATGAAAGTGATATAATTGGTTATCCAAGTTCAATAAGTGCCTTAAATGATAAATTATTAGGCTATTCTGCACCCGATTTTACAATAGTTGCAGCAGGAACCGGAGAAGGTAAATCTACGTTTATGTTAAATGAAGTTAAGGCACTTGCAAAACAAGGCATTCCATGTGCTGTATTTAGTTTAGAAATGAACGATTATCAACTATTATGGAAAATGTTTAGTTCTGATTTAGATATAGATGTTAAAAGTATAAGAAAGGGTAAAATGGATGAAGGTAGATGGGATAGTTTAAGTGATAATGTTAAAGAATATGCAAAGATGCCAGTTTACTTTTATGATTCAGGGGGATTAACGATAGAAAAGTTTTGTGGTATTGTTAAAGAAGCTGTAAGGAAAAACGGTGTAAAAATGGTTTTTATAGATTATATACAGTTGCTTATGGTTCAAAATGCTAAAGACTTTGGTAATAGAGAGGGTCAGGTTAATTTTATATCTAAAAGGATTAAACGATTAGCAAGGGAATTAAGCATACCTATAATGGCTTTAAGTCAATTATCAAGATTAGAAAAAGGAACTAAAAGAAAATATAAACTTTCGGATTTAAGAGAATCTGGAGCATTAGAACAAGATTCAGATAACGTAATATTTTTATATAATCCATCTTATCATGGAGTTGAAGAAATGGAATTTTATGATAAAAACGAAAACGGAAATTATGAGAAACAAACTATTGCATTTGATCATGAAGATTGTTTAATTTTGATAGAAAAATGCAGATTAGGAGAAACAGGAATAGTAAGATGTAAATTTAAAGGTAAATTTTCACGACATGAAGATTTACCAAATAGCCAACGAATACAAAAGACAGAAGATTTTAGTTTTAACGATAGACCTTTTTAAAATATGATAAAGTGGATTAACAAACCTTACGGGAATTGTCCCGTACAAGCGGAAGGATATTTTTTGAATCATTATTTCTATTTTCGGGCAAAATGGGAATTTGTTGAGATAGAGTTTTACAAAACACAGGAAGACTTCTGGAGCAATGAACCTATAAAAGAATATCTTTTAATGAATACAGAAGAGTACAAAGCAGGATGGTTAAGCCACCGAAAATGTTATTTTTTGATAGTAAAAGGATTGATTAAATTTTCTTATTATATATTATTCAAATGAGTTGGAAATCTAAATATGAAGAAATATCAAAAAAGCGAATAGCTGAAATTGATAAATTAGAAAAAGAATTAGATGTATTTAATAAAAAGTACAGAGAGCTGGAGAATAAATTAAGACAAGCCCTCGAACTTATCCAAAAATTAGAACCTAATGATAAAAATAAATATTAAGCCTTTATCGGTTAATCAAGTTTGGCAGGGCAAACGATTTAAGACACCTATTTATAAAAGCTATGAAACAAGTTGTTTATGGTTATTACCTACAATAGAAATACCAGCAGCACCTTATGAGTTTTATTATGAATTTGGATTTAGTTCTAAATTATCTGATTTGCTTAATCCTGAAAAACCAATTACGGATATAATTTGTAAACGATATGGAATAGATGACCGATATATTAATAGGATGGTTTTAGAAAAGGTTATGGTTAAAAAAGGTGAGGAATATATTAAATTTGAGATAACTCATGCAAAACCACGTTAAGGTTTACTTAAACCATTTCGGATATGGTGAAGATGATTTTATAAAATGTGAAAGACCCGAATGCAATAAAAGGGCAGTAGATATTATGCACCTTATACCACGTTCTAAGTTTGGTAAAAAAAGAAAAGATGAACAAGACCACATTACTAACCTTTTTGCAGGGTGTAGGTTATGTCATACAGCATTTGACGATGGGAAAAAATGGACATTAGAAGAAATGCAAAAAATACATTTATTTAATTTATCAAGATTAATATGAAAAAATACATATCATTTAGCGGTGGAGTTGAAAGCTCAACAATGGCAATACTTTATGGCAAAGGTGCTAAATTGATATGGGTAGATACCGGAGCAGAACATAAAGAACTTTATGACAGATTAGATATGTTTGAAAAATACATATTAGAACTACATAAAGGAGATTGTGAATTAATCCGTTTAAAAGGTTCTTATTCTACTAAAGGTGTAAAAGTAGATAGTTTGATTGATGCGATAAGAATAGGACAATTTATGCCATCAGGCCAAAAAAGATTTTGCACATCAGCATTTAAAATTAAACCTATTGATAATTATTTAAAGTCACTTGGCGAAGTAGAACTTATGATAGGTTTTAATTTGGATGAAGAAGGTAGGACAGGAAACCTTGAAAAAATATCAAGTATTAATTACACATATCCTTTAATTAATGATGGCTACACAAGAAAAGACTGTGAAGCTATTTTAGAATTTCACGGAATGCACCCATCTTTTCCTGTTTATATGAATAGAGGAGGCTGTAAGATGTGTTTTTATAAGTCACAAAAAGAATACAAAGCAATGTATTATTTAGACCGTGATACTTTTAATGAAATTAAAGAATTAGAAAATAATATTCAAGATAAAAGAACTAAGCATTTTTCAATTATGGAATCAGGCAAATCAATGAATCAATTAGAACAAGAGTGCAAAGAAGAAATACCATTTGATTTTACCGAAATTTATAAAGATAGGGAGAGCAATCGTTCTTGTGGAGCATTTTGTAGAAGATAATATGACATACAAGGGATTTAAAATAGAACTAAACGAGTATTACAACTGGCGATACCCAAATACAAAATATTTATATTATAGTATTAATGATTGTGATAGACCTGTATTATGGGCTGCAACAATAGATGAATGCAAGAAAGAAATAGACCTTATTTAGATTAATTTTAAATTAGAAAACCCGATAAAACGTATTAGTTGAAATATTACTTTTGAAAATATGAAAATAAATGTATTGAGCCTGTTTGATGGGATGTCTTGCGGACAACAAGCACTTGAAAGAACTGGTATTAAAGTAGATAATTATTTTGCATCAGAGATTGATAAGTATGCAATCCAAGTTACTATGGCAAATTACCCCAATACAATTCAATTAGGGAGCGTTGTAGGAGTGGATGGGTATAGTTTACCTAAAATTGATTTATTAATAGGTGGAAGTCCTTGCCAATCGTTTTCATTTGCAGGTAAAAGAAAAGGAATGTCTACCAAATGCGAAACTGAGATATTAACCTTAGAGCATTACTTGGAATTAAAAGCAGAGGGATATGAATTTGAAGGGCAGTCTTATTTGTTTTGGGAATTTATGCGGTTACTATATGAATGCAAACCTAAATACTTTTTACTTGAAAATGTTGAGATGGGCGAAAAGTGGGAAAAAGTATTAAGTAAGGCAATTGGAGTTAATGGTATCCATATAAACTCTGCTTTAGTTTCTGCTCAGAACAGGAAACGTATTTATTGGACAAATATAGGATTAGAACCGGCAGGATTATTTGGTTATCCAATGTCTATTATAAGAAAACCAAAAGACAAAAAAATATTATTAAAAGATATTTTGGAAACGGAAGTTGATGAAAAGTATTTTTTAAGTGAAAAGGCAATTGATCGATTTGCAAGGTCAGAAGGTGGTGAAAAGTGTCTTGATAATGATAATAAATCTATGTGTTTAATTAGTGGATATTATAAACAAGGCAGAGATAATCAATTAATAGTCCACAACACAATGCCACGTTCATCAACATCGGGCAAAGGTGGAACAGGCCCATTAAGTAGAGCTGATGGAAAAACTTATTGCTTGGATACCGGTAATACTAATGCGGTGGAGATAGTGGCAATGAGAGGAAGAGGCGAAAATAACGAACAACAATTAGAAGCTCGCAAAGATAATAAAACAAATTCATTAACAAGCGTTCAAAAGGATAATTTGGTAAGGCAACTTAACCCATCTCTTGAAAGTGGTGGCAAACAACCATACCAACAAGATAGAATTTATGATATCAATGGAATAAGTCCTGCATTGTGCGCTAATAAAAGTGATTTGTTAATTACAAGCGGAACATTACGAACACATAAAGATGGAGAAGGATTTAGAAAAGTGCAAAGTGGCAAAGGAGCTACAATTCCTGCAAGAGCAAGAGAAGATGGAAGTGGTCA